CAGTATGTCAGGGAGTCATCAACTACCCCATCTTCAATAAGAAAGTCCAGACCTGCCTTCTCAGCATCATAGTCTGGATGAAACACCATTAAGTGTAAGTCAGTACCTGACACTGACATTGCTTCATTAACACCGTCACAGAAACCATCCAGATATTCCATGTCTGGTAAGGCTTCACTGGCCCACACAACTATGTCATAGTCATGCTTATCAAAGTCACGTACAGACTGTACCAGTCCATCTATACCAGTATTAATGCTGAAAGTAACCTTGTCATCAGCCCATGCCTGTTTAGCATAAGGGCAAGGCGGTAGTCCATTTAACTTGTCGTTAGGTATTTCAAGAAAGTTTTTAGACCAGTTACGTATGTCTTTTTCTACAGGATGCACCGTTATACGTCAAATCCCATGTTACGTACAGCTTGTTTTCCTTTAGGTGTGGAGGCCAATTTACGCAAGCCTGTGTTTGGCAACTTGTCAGTAACACTACCGCCAGCAGCATACTTATGTTCCTTGCCATTAGCCTTACCACTTCCATGCATACTAGCTTTTCCCATACCTACTGCAATAGTAATTACAGGAACTTCTTTCTTTTTCATGTCGCCACCTTTAGCCATCTGAACTGTAGACTTAGGGTCTGACAGTTTAGCTTTAGCATTTTTAACTTCTTGCTTTGTAAACTCAGATGGGTTAGCTACAATCTCTCTAGCTTTTGTTAGACTCATCTCTGCCATGTTACTTTTTCTTTCTGAACACCATAGTTTTCTTTTTGCCGTTACGCATTACATTTCTAAGAACTTCAGTCTTAGGATCATAGCGACCTCCGAATGCACGAAGCGGCTCTTCTGTAGCCCGACCCGGACGATACTGCTGCGCCTGTGGGTCTACAGGTTTTTTAGCAGGTGCCTTCTTTGCTTGTGATTTCTTTGGTGTAGGCTCAGCTAGAAACTTATTATCTTTCTGACTACCGGGCGGCTTTGGTCTTGTTGGACGTACCTTATCTCGTTGACTGCCGGGTGGTTTTGGCCGTGTAGGACGCACTCTCTTTTGTGCTGCCTGATCCTTTGCTTTATCAGGAGTAGCACCCACGGTAGTCTGTTTAGCTTTTTTAGCTTTCTCAATACCTGCTAGTACAACCGCAGCAGTGGTAGCCGCACCCGCTGCAGCAGCAGCTTGCTTTTTCTTAGACACAGGTTTCTTTGCTGCAGGTTTAGGTGCAGGTTTCTTTACTACTTTTGTATCAGGTTTAAGCGGTTTAGGTGCTGCCTTTACTGCAGGTCGCGTTGCTTTTACACTAGGTGTTTCAGCTTTTACAGGTTTACGCTCTGCTCTTACACGAGAAGTTGCTGCAGGTTTAGGTGCGCTACTCATAGGCTTTGCATTGGATATTTGTTTAGCCGTAGGTGTATTATTAATCTTTGCTTTTGGATATGCCTTACGAATATTCCGTACAAAGTTCATAGCAGCTGCTGTTAGCTTGCCACCTGACTGTGCTAACTTAAATGTACCAGCACCCGGAACCATTATAAGGGCAACATCACCCATAACTTTAGCCCCAAGCTTTTCACCTTTTTCGTAGGCTTTGCCGAAACCTTCAATCTTACTCAACTCTTGAATCTGAAACTCATTAAATGCCATAGTACTTTCCTACCACTTAACTTTGTGCGACCAATACTTTGCTGACAGCTTAGTGGTCGGCTTACCCTGTGCATCATGACGTGCGTAATAACTACGCTTACGTGCTTTATCTTTTGCTGTCTTAGGACTCTTGCCAGCACCTTTAACGCCTTGCTGACCGAAGCGTATAAATTTATATTTACCACCCTCTGATGCCATTACACAATGAGACTTCGTTGGATGATTAGGAGTTCTCTTGGGCTTGTTCACACCGGACAGCCCTTCCTCCTTCATCTTGTTTTTTACTCTTTCAGGTATAGCCATTACGTTGCTGTTCCCAATTTAATACATTTAGAATCTACAGGAATGTGATTTGGAATTGTGTTTAGTATGGATGCGGACATTTCAACTGTACGGTCTTGACACTGTTCTATAGTCTCATACGGACCTCTAGTGTCTCTAGCGGATATGCACTGGTTTAACTGCCCCGCTATACAAACCAACACCCACGCTTCAAACATTTTTTATTCCTCACTAGGTTCTTTCCATCCCTCTGCTCTCATTGCGTCCTCTACATGCTTCAAAGAGAATGAACGACCATAGTGAGCCTCAACTGCCTTACGCACAAAGAACACATCACTATGTGGGATATGAAGTTTATCTAGGGAGTTGGTACGGATAGCATGATAAAATGCATCAAGTACATTGTCTGTGTATAGTTTTACAGATTTCTTTGCCATTGTCAAGAAAAAACTTTCGTTATTGTCACTTTAAGTGATAGTTCGCATCACTTAAGTGTCCATTTAAGTGTATTTATAATTTTATTAAATAACATTTAAGTGATCACTTATAGTGTATGTTCGTTTAGTTTATATAATTATACCAGATTACAGGTACCGTGTCAATACATAAAATGCAAATCCACCCAAATTAATGTACAATTGCCTAAAAAATAGGCAGATTGTGCAGTGCTTGTGCATATATGAGTGTCAGTTGTCATTGTGGTTAACACTCAATTTTACTGATCTGTGTAGATATCCATGCTAGTATACTACGTACGGGGGGCTGGCCCCTGCCCACTCTCTTTTTGTCGCGTCGTGATCGCGCGCCGCGCATGAGACGGCCAGCCATTTTGTCGCAATAATCTGCTAAGTTATTGTGCGAAAACGCTTTATGCGTAATGGGCAACAGATACACTATCATTTGACGTTATAAGATGTGGCAAAGAGGCAACGATGTGACATTTATGCAACAGATAAAGAGGCGATGCACGAAAACAACAAGAACAAACACAGAACAAACATATGACACTTTATATATATAAAAAAAGATATACCTATCCCATTGAAAACATTACATATTCAAAAAAAGTGCAATCAATCTGCATTTTTATTTATCAATAAAATCAATAGGTTAATCAGTAAGTCATTGAAAACATTAAGAATCTTTTTTGTTGTGTTTTAGATCGGATTCATGTTTAATTAAATCATCGCAGAACAGACAGCGACAAGCCAGCGACAAAGCCCTAGGGGTGAGATAACAAGGCTCTAGCTTGCAAACGTGGCCAGCGGGTCTATGCGATACAGACTAAGGCCAACCGATAGGTCACTAAAATTCGGTGTAGCTTGCAAGGCTAGGGTTTGCCCACACAGCAAGCGAATTACAAAAAACCGCTTGACCTTCTAGATCGGGTTAGATATGATCTAGGGACAGTCGGGAAGGCGAATTGATCCGACTATAAAGTGGCCAAGACTAAAGACGGCTAAAGTGGTGGCGATAAATGGCCAGCCGTCTATAAAGAAACGAACTCACACTGTAACGTGGACAGGGCGTAGGCTACCAGAGTCTGTCAAGGCTAGGAAACTACCTTGAAACAGCACCGGCTACCAAGGCGGCAGGTGTATGACAAGACAAGACTTAGCGGAAATCTCTGGGGTGGTCAATGTGGAGAGGGCGTATAACAGAATAGGCTAGTTTTGTAAGTTGTCTAGCCATGCGTCACAGTGCTGACGAGTGTTCTGTCTAAGGCGGCAGGACAAATCTACTTAAAGACCCGACAAGTATCTATACCAACCGCAGATGCCCTAGCTGTCCTTGGACATGCCGCTGACGCAAGAGGTGTGAAAAACTGACGATAGCAAGTCAGGTGAAAATCGGGATTATGACAAGATACCGGCGACGGTGCGCTAGTCCTTCGGGGCAGTTAAGCATGGTCGCCGGTACACTCTTGACAGGTGTTGTTAGGGGGTGTAATGTCACACCCATAACCTAACCAACCACGAGGTGAATATCATGTCTAAGCAAGCTATCAATATCAATGTCAATGTTGGCTATTGGTTCCAAGGCACCGGTCTGACCGGTCAGAATTTGTCTGAACACAACCAGAACAAATTCACTCGCGTTGCTACCAAGTACAAGCGCAAGACTGGACAAAAGCTGTCCAAGATGCGTTGCTACAGGGCCAGTCGCGTTGCGGCTCGTCAGATCAAGGCTGAGTTTGGCACCCGCATTTTGTCCAATTCGATCACAACATTCGAGATGTTGCTGACCGGTATTGACAAGACGCTGGATCGCAAAAACCACACCATTGATCTTGGCGCGTTCAAGATTGATGACATTGCTGAACTTGCGTGTGCGCCAACAGGTGCGGCCGCGCATCGCAAATCCGCTTGACTTCGTGGGGGTAATGCTCTATTCGTAGGGCATTGCTCCCCCTAACCATACCACACAAGAGGTGACTATCATGAGTAAGATGGAATTTATGGGCTTGGTCTTTATGCTGACCTTGGCTCCCATTGCAACAGTGTTTGCCGCAATCGCTGCATTAGAAACAGGACACTGGATTTGGATTGTGTCTGTAATCGGTGGGGTTGCATCATTTATTGGTGGCTGGGTTTCCCTCGCCATTGAGTTTGTAAATTCGGAGGTGTAACATGTCTACAGAAAACATCCTTGCCATCTACAAACTGGCTACGCCAGAAGAAAAACGTGATGGAATTGTCTGGTATGCTGACGCATTTCGTGATTGCACCCGCATTGCCATTGACTTGGACCTGCCTGTCCATATTGTGACAGGTGTTTGTGCGGCATTATCTCCCAACAATAAATGGGACAGAAACATTGTCAATACACGCGATCTATGCACGGCTCGCGTCAATGGTGATGGAATAGATAGCGTCAAAGTGTCCACATACCACAAGATGAAACAAAAAGCATGGTCTATACTCAAGGCAATGCCTGACCATGAGGGCGTCATTGATATACTCAATGGCCAGAAGATTGTCTCTTTCTATCGCAACATCATGGGCGATGACACTTGCACCATTGATGGACATGCGCGAAACATCGCATATGGTGAGCGTATAGGCTTGACAGATGACAAGACCAATATCGGTGTCAAGGAATACAGGACACTACAGGCGGAATATGTAGCCGCCGCCAAGCGTACACGTGTCAATGGACGTGCGCTGAAAGCGTTTGAATTGCAAGCGATTACATGGGTGACATGGCGTCGCATTCACAATATCAAGTAGTTTCGTGGAGTACCTATGCGAAGCGATAGGCGTTGTAAGACATGCCATGACATAGGTGTAGGCCCATACTGTTCAAGGGGTGCGACGGTATGGGTTGAAGAAAAAGCACCCCACCTTATTTGTTATTGAATTTATAGGGGTGAAGTGTTACGGTAGCACGAGTGGCTCCAACCCACTAGGACAGGGTTCAATTCCTTGCACCTCTGCCAATAGGCCAACCCAAAGCTGTCATGGGATGGCAGGGGCGTGTGATACGATCACTGCCCCACCTAATAGTCGAGTGAGTATAAACACGGTTAAGCCTGTAACGACTATAAATAAGACACAGGTGGGCGTTCACTGTAAGCCTTCACTAGAAACAGTGTTAGTCTGTTACCGGTCTGAATGGCATCCGGTCGTCCGACCTTGGGCAAGTGTCGTTAAACTGCCCACCGGTTTGTATTCCTTGGTGTAGTTCGCGCGTTCGTGGACAGCCTTGGATGTTGCGACAGGTTAGTAGGTCTGAAGAAGAACGAAAGCCTGTCGAAGTGGGGCGGGTGATTGTTGCACGTTTTGAGATGCGACTTCCCCGCCCTGCGCTTATATATTAGTACATTAAAACAAAAGAGGTGATGATATGAAACGACAAGACTTTGCTAGGCTGGAACGCTATCCCAATGGTGACATCATTGACCTGTATAATATCCATCACCTGTTGACAGACAAACAGATAGACCTTCTGTCTGATGATGACTGGTCAAGGGTACAGGAATACCAAGACGAATTGAGGATGATGATCTATGAACTTAGGGGTTGACAATGAGTGACCGCATCACTAGAGTAAATCCTGTGGCAAAGGCTATGATGCAAAGCCGCAGACGCGCACAGGTTGTGCCAAACAAAAAGAAATACAATAGAAAGAGGGATAAGAATGCGAGTGAAGACAGACAAATTCCGCACCAAGCGGATAAACAAGAGGCGGATGACTGAGACACAAGTGATCCGCGCCAATGCTAAACGTGTGAAGTACACTCTGCTGGACTATTGGTTTGACCGCGACGAACCTGACCAGCAGAGTGTCGCACACCATATGAACAGAAGATATCCATAATTAATACACAACAAGAGAGATGATGATGAGTAAAGAGATAGAGATTGATATCACATGTGATATAAGTGACTATTATCAAGAATATATCTGCGAGATTGTTGCTGATTTTCTTGACGACAAAGGGATAGAGTGGTATAGCAGTAGTTTTAAGCTGATAGCGGAGTACTCACCAGATGAATAGATTCATAATTGAACATCACCCTGCTGGCATTGCTAAGTCTTTGTGTGACAAACATATTGTCAAGATGCCATTGGAAGAAGCACAGATGCTGTCCTTTGCTGTTAAGCGTTACGTGCCTGACATTGAAGGCTTGCAGGGTGGTCCTAAAGGACATGCTAAGCATCCCTGCACCTTGTGGGCGGGAAGTACACGTGGCAATTATATGTATAGCTGGATGATGCTGGATGAGATGTCGCGTGAATACACAAAGCGATATGGCAAGGTACATAAATGTTCATTGCTCTTGCCAAGGCTTAAAGAACTTGCTATACATATTCCAGAAGGTCAGATCACCAAGCACCCACAGTGCTTTGGCGTAGACAATGACCATCTAAAGACTACAGAAGTCTGGCCTATTGAAGCATACCGAAACTATTACCGCTGGAAGTATCAGACTACAGACTGGTGTGGTAAGTACAAACTAAGGGAAGTTCCAAAATGGTTATACGCATAGACAATCTTACAGATGAAGAAGCCGTAGCAATTCTGCAAATGTTAAGTGAATCAATTGACTTGCATTTTGGTGAAGCAATGTTCAGTGTGCGGGATTGGGAATACTTTGACCTTGACGCCGCAAGACTCTCAGCGTATAAAAAATATCGTACATGGTACGAAGCAATCTATGGAAAGGAGACTAACGATGCCTAATCATACAGACAACAGAGTAACATTGTACCACGAAGACAGTCAGCAGATTGACATGATTTACAACATCATGAACACAGAGGACACACCTCTATGCCAGACACTTATCCCTATGGATGAAGCATTGCTCGACAACGATGCTCATGCAGATGATGGATGGTACACTTGGCGGCTACAGAATTGGGGTACCAAGTGGGATGTGTACGAAACACACTGCAATCGCTTTGACGCTAACACATTGCAACTGTATTTCTACACTGCATGGTCTCCACCTATTCCTATCTATGACAAACTCACAGACATGGGCTTTGAGGTGACTGCACGTTACCTTGATGAAGGCTGGGGATACATCGGTGAATACACAGAAGGTAATGACTGGTGCATTGATGATGTTGAGAGTGTTGCTGAACACTACCCCGAACTAGACGAGGAGTTTGGTATCAGTGAACGTATAGCTGAGTACGAGGAGGAAGTAGCATGACCATACTACATGAGTTTTATGGAACACCTGACAAACACCCTGAACGAAAGGCTGTTGTGTTCAAGGAAGATGATGGGTATAGTGTGTTGATGATTGCTGACAAGGCTATCATTGAGGAACGTAAGATAACTGGACACAGTGAGCAATATGCAGAAGACTGTGCAGAGAATTGGGTACTAGGAGTGATGTGATGAGTGACCTTGTGTTATCTGACTATGAACGTGGTTATCTGACTGCCTACTATGATACAGTTGTATTTGACGCTATGGCAGATTGCTGTGATGAGGACTGGTTTGGTGTGCGGATTGGTGATAGGATGTTTGACCTGAACGCATGGGCAGATGAAGACACAGGAAAGTTGGTCTGTGTCGTTTATGACTGTATATGGGTGAATGATAACTGGCAGACAAATTCCACCCAGAATGGGTGGGTACTGACAGAGGAGAATGATGATGAATAAAAACCTAGCGACAGCAGACCATGTGTCTGCACTGTTTGATGAGATAGAGTACCTGCGTACACTTATCAAACCACAAGACACTGGACACATATACACTGCAATTAGTGTATTGAATGACCACATTTCACAACTGTTAAAGGAGATGGAAAATGAATAGATTTCTAATTGACCATCACCCCGATGCAATCGCTAAGTCACTGTGTGACCAACACATTGTGAAGATGCCATTGGAAGAGGCGCAGATGCTATGCACTGCACTATGGCATCACGCCCCACAGTATGCTGAGTGGCGTAGGCTGTATAAACCTGTCCATAAAAAGCACCCATGTACATTGTGGGCAATGGAGACACGAGCAAACTTTTCTTTTGCCTTTAGATTGTATGACGCAATGTTGCGTGAGTTTACGCATAGGTTCAAAGATGATGATGGCAATGATAAGATACATGGTGCCGCCAAACACTACAATAGTATTCGTGCTGGCATTAGGTTCATCCCCAACAAAACAGGTGATGGAGCAGTGGGTTTAACCCCGCACCCACAATGCTTCAGTGGTCATGATGAACTTATGACCGATGAGCGTTGGCCTATCCAAGCATATCGTGCCTTCTACAAGGTTGACAAAAGTAAATTTGCACGATACAACAAGGGAAGATCAATGCCCATATGGATGCAAGACATAGAGGGTGTAACAAAATTAAGTAACGTCTACAACTTTAGAAAGGAGAATAGTAATGGCTAAGAAAAAACTTGAGAACATGACATTTGAAGAACGCATGGAGTACTATGACAAAAGAAACGCTAAAGAGGCCGCTGAACGTCAGAAGATTGTTGATCAAATTCCAGCAGACATGATGCGTCTTATCGCAGACCTTGCCACTAAAGCAGAAAGAGTATCTGATACTGGTGGCTATGGTTGTAATGGAGGAGTACGTTATCTCTCAGCGTTTGATTTACAGGAACTTGAATCTGCTGTGCAAGATGTGCGTCACAAGTTTAACCTGCCTGAATTTTCAGGTTGACTTCAGCCCACTAACCTGATATAAGATAACATCACTTAACGATATGAAAGGAGAATAGTATGCCGTTAGATTATATTCCAGAGAACCTTGACTTTGACGTTGTATTTGAACCAACTAAAGTCGAAGATAAAAAGTATGTTATCAATGGTAGCACTGGTGACTACATCGGTATTGTCGGTAATGGTTTTAAGTGTGCATCTCATGGTGACTTCTTTAGAGATGTCATCACTGCAACCACAGACCATCTTAGTGAGCATGAGATTGAGGGCGCAGATATTAAATGGCGTGATGCTCATCACAATGGATGGGCTATGATGGACATGACTTTACCTAATGTAAATGCTAAGATTTTTACCGATAGGCATGAGACTACCGTAGCACAGCGTATCATTGCTTTGCATGGCGTAAATGGAACGTGTTCTAACACCACTATCTTTGGTGCTATTGATTTCTTCTGTCTCAATGGGCAGATCAGAGGGCGTCATGACAAAGTAATGAGAAAGAACACCTCTAACTTTAGTCTTGACAGGTTCATCATTGAACTTGAAAAGTCTACCCAAGACTTTGAGGCGCAGACTAAACAGCTACAGCGTTGGGCAGGTACTAGCCTTGCACACGTAGATGTTAAGGCAATGCTTGAGACAATTATGAAGTCAAATCGTAAAGCTGAAAAGATGTATGGTCTTTACAATCAAGAGGTTACACTACGTGGGCGTAACTTGTGGGCTTTGTATTCTGCCTTCACAAACTATGCTACCTATGCTGACGAGCGCAATGGATTTACTCTACGTAAAACAGGCAATGACACACGTGCAGTGTCTATGTTTCAGCGTGAAATAGATGTGGCTACTTGGATTGACACGCCTCAATTTAAACAACTGGAGGCGGCGTAATGATTAGAAGAATGCATGACACAGACGAACCCAAAACATTAAATGGAGCATGGTTTCTGCCATGCTTCCTTTACTGGACCGTAGACTGCTATGTAAAACTATCATCACCTGAGTGGAAGTTTTGGAAAACTTATAAGTTCTATTATGAGAGAGGATATGATCCAGAACAGTATGTACACAACTCATTTGTCAGGAGTAATATATCATTGGGTGACGGTGTTTATGTGCATGACCGTACTAGCCAATATTATAAATTAGAAAACTATCAGTTTATAAATGGCAAAGAGGCTTACGATAAATTGGACTACCCTCAATTAGATGGTATGGCTGTACAGTGTGGTCGAGAGGAGATAGAAAATGAAATTAGATAACGCAGTAGGTATGCTTGTTGGACTCGCAGTGGGTGATGCTCTTGGCGCACCCCTAGAGTTCGGACCAAGCAGAGAACCTAATGATTATATAACTAAGTATGTTGAAGGTGGTGCCTTCGCTATGGACATAGGTGAGTGGACAGATGATACAGCTATGGCTATGGCTATGGCAGATTCACTGATAGAACACAAGACCTTTATCCCCGATGCTATCATGAATAACTTTGTGTCTTGGTACATTGATGGTAAGTTTATTCCAAGGGGTGTATGTTTTGACATTGGTAATACAACTAGACGTGCGCTGGAAGCTTATATTAAAAATCCAGCAACACCATACAAGGGTAATCCTGATCCGAATCAAGCGGGTAATGGTGCCTTGATGCGTATCGCCCCTGTCGTTATTGCTGCATCATCTTGGAGTCAGGCAATTGAGATGGCATCATTGCAAACTGTACTAACACATGGCAGTGAACTCTGTGTTAAATATAGCACTGCCTTCGCAGAGGAATTGTATCATGGTGATGCATTAGAGAAGTATAGTTCATACAAACTGCCTACTGATACGCCAAGAGAAGAGGTTATGTCAGGTGGGTTTGTGCAAGAAACATATCAGTGTGCTATGTGGGCCTTCCAAACTACTGATAATTTCGCTGACTGTATTATCAAGGCTGTAAATCGTGGCTTTGATAGTGACACTTGTGGTGCAGTAGCTGGCATGATAGCTGGCGCACACTATGGATGGTCAGGTATACCAACCCACTTTACTGATAACTTAATGTGGCATGATAAAATCAGAGACACAGCAGTTAACCTGCATAACTTACGGAGGTACAAATAGAATCATGAACACTGTAGATCAACTAAAACAAGAATACTTTTCTTCTCATGATTTCAAACACTTGCGTGACGAAACTAAGAAACAGTATGAGTATTTTCTTGATGTCATGTCACATACAAAGCTGGATAACTTGACGTTTGGTAAAGCAAATTTTACTGACATAACAACTAAGCAAGCGAAGATGTCATATGATATATGGTGTGATCGTGGCATTGCATTTGCCAATCATGTCATGTCAGCGACACGTATACTGTTCAATTACGCTGTGCGTATGGAGCATTGTAACATCAATCCTTTTGCTACAGTACGTAGGAGAGCCACACAGCCGCGCAAGACTGTATGGAGTAGGGAGGATATCACAAAATTTTTAGACGCCGCCTACAGCGATTTTAGCACACGTAACATAGGTCTTATTGCACACATGTCTTATGCTTGGTGTCAGCGAGTAGGTGACATGCGTTTATTGACTTGGGATAGTATAGACTTAGAGGAAGGACGTGTTTATATTGAGCAGTCTAAACGTAGGGCAGAGGTTGAGTTGCCTATAGATGATGACTTGCTTGAGATGCTTGTACAACAGGAGCAGGACTTCGGCTTTCAACCTTATGTAGCCCCCAGACCTAATCCCTACAGAGGAATATACGAACCGTACACACAGTATAAGCTACCTTTGTTTGCACGTAAGCTGATGGATGAGGTTGGACTAGATAAAGACTTACGTCTGTCTGATTTAAGGCGTACTGGTACAACAGAAATGGTTGAAGCTGGAGTAGGTATAGGACAAATCATGTCGGTTACAGGACACGCTAACCCACAGTCAGTGAAACCATACATGAAAAATACATACACCAGTGCAAGTACTGCGTTGACAGCCAGACGAGAGCATGGTATAAGCAGTAAACTGCCGCAGAGAAAGTGATACTATATATAACTTATATATACACTTAACTGTTTAATAGAAAGGATATAGAATGTTTAACCCTGACGATTATAATTTAGCTAATGGTGAGACAAAGCGTACTAACTGTCCTGCATGTAAGGGCTACAAAACATTTACAATAACAAATAACATGGGAAGTTTACTGTGGAATTGTTATAAAGTTAGTTGTACTCTAAGTGGAGGCACACGTGTACATCTGTCTGTCGAAGACATACGTAGTGGATTTAAGGGTGCAGAACAGTTTGCATCTCAAGATACATTCGTAATGCCTGAGTACATTCTCCCGTACAACTATGATGTAGCTGAGTGGGCAATGGAATTGTATGGACTAGATGCAAAGGAACTTGGTCTGTTGTATGACGTAAAAGAAAACCGTGTTGTTTTCCCTGTCGTACACAACAATGTAACTGTTGATGCCACCGGACGTTCACTTGGAAAAAAATTACCCAAGTGGAAACGGTATGGAAATAGTGGCTTGCCATATACGCATGGTTGTGGTAAAGTGGCTATAGTTGTTGAGGACTGTGTGAGTGCAGCCGTTGTTGGTTACGGTTCCTTTGTCGGGGTTGCGATACTTGGAACTTCTTTACAAGATTCGCATAAAGGATATCTCTCACAGTTCTCGACAGCCATAATAGCGTTAGACCCCGATGCGCTACCGAAGACATTGCAGTTTGCAAAAGAACTACGTGGACATGTAAACGATGTTCGTGTCCTACGTATAAAGGATGATCTTAAATATCGTAACCCCGAAGATATGGAGAAGCTAAATGGAATTATCACTAATTAGAAGTCTTATGGACAAAGAGTTTTACGATGAGCATCGTGGCGCACGTTGCCCTGATCGTTTGTTCAGTAAGGATGTACGTAAAATTAAACAGGCTATTGATACAGCAATGGATCGCTATGAGCGTAGCGTTACGCCAGATGAGATCGAGGCTTTGTTCATGGCTAATAACCCAACACTTACTACAGCACAGAAGCAAGCATATTCTTCTTTGTTTAATAGCGTTAAACGTGAGGTACCTATGGGTGGTGACGTAGCACAAGAGGTATTGTCTAAGCTATTTCAACAGGTGATTGGAGAAGACATTGCCAATCTTGGATTTGATTATGTGAATGGAGATCAGTCTAGCCTTGAACCATTGCGCCGAATGCTTGAACAGTATGGTGATGACTTCACACCTAACTTGAAAGTTGAGTGGGATGATATTAGTCTTGAGACATTGCTTGATCGTAATGATCTTGAAGCACGATGGACATTTAACATACCGTCACTGACACGCAAGGTTGAGGGTGTTAACGCAGGTCACTTGATTGAGGTGGGTGCTAGACCAAATACAGGTAAGACATCGTTTCATGCAAGCTTAATTGCATCGCCCGGTGGCTTCGCGCATCAAGGTGCCAACTGTATTATCTTATGTAACGAGGAAGGGTATCACCGTGTGGGTGCGAGATATTTGACGGCTGCTACAGGCATGACTATGCGTGAGGTCAAAGACAACCCAAGCAAAGCACGTGACTTGTATGCACCTGTAAGGGAACGCATCAAGATTAAGGATGCCTCAGACCGTGATATGAGTTGGGTTGAGAGTATCTGTAAGTCATACAAGCCAGACATTGTTGTTCTTGATATGGGTGATAAGTTTGCTAAAACAGGAGGGTTTGCAAGACAAGATGAAGCACTGAAGGCTAATGCTGTTTATGCTCGTATGATTGCTAAGCAACATGAGTGTGCTGTGTTCTATATGTCACAGTTATCTGCAGAGGCAGAGGGTAGGACAGTGCTTAATCAGTCTATGATGGAAGGATCAAAGACAGGTAAGGCAGCAGAGGCAGACCTCATGATACTGATTGCTAAGAATCCTATTAAAGAAAACCAAGAAGAAGAAGACACACAGCGTCACTTGAATGTAGTAAAAAATAAGTTGACAGGGTGGCACGGTGATGTACACTGTAATCTTGAATATCAGACAGCGAGGTATGTGGTATGAAGCTAACATTGGATGTAGAAAATACAACAACAACTAGGGATGGTAAGCTGCACCTTGACCCCTTTGAGCCAGAGAACTCATTGACTATGGTGGGTATGCTTACAGACCAAGGTGTTGAGCGCATTGTTACCTTTGACCACAGTGAGGTTGATGCTGATGAGTATGGACATGTGCTGGTGCAGGAGTTCCTAGATGCTGCCACTGTTCTTATTATGCATAATGCAGCACATGATTTGCTCTGGCTGTGGGAGTCTGGCTTCAAGTACGATGGTCCTGTGTTTGATACTATGCTTGCAGAGTATGTGCTACAGCGTGGACAGAAGGAACCTTTGTCTCTTGAGGCTTGTGCTGAACGCTATGAGTTGGACACGAAGAAGCAAGATACATTGAAGGAATACTTCAAGAAAGGCTACAGTACTCGTGACATACCACACGTTGAGTTGTCTGACTATCTTTCTGCTGACCTCAAGGCAACACAACAGTTGTCTGAAAAGTTGATGTATCGTCTGAATACACCAGTCGATAGTGGCTTGATGATTACAGTAGACTTAACTAATCAAGTGGCTGTGTGTCTCGCTCGTATATACCAGCGAGGGTTTACAGTCAACATGGAAGTCTTGGAAGAGGTACGTGAAGAGTATGAAAATGAAAGAGTTAAGTTAATCAATGCACTTCAGGAACATGTGCGTGAAGTTATGGGTGACACACCTATTAATTTAAATAGTCCAGAGCAATTGTCTTGGGTTATCTATGGTCGTAAAGTTATAGATAAAAATGACTGGTCATCTAACATTGATCCTTATATGGATGACTCTGAATTTCGTCATTTTATAAATGTAAAGACAGAAAGACTGTACAAAACAGAGGCTCAGCAATGCCCTGAGTGTAAAGGCAATGGCTATATACTTAAAAGGAAGAAGGACGGCACAGCTTATTCTAAACCAAACCGTTGTCCTACTTGTAATACTGATGGGTTTTTGTTTAATCCTACAGGTGTGGCTGCAGGTTTTAAGTTCAAGCCCCCTTCACCTAAGTGGGCGAGTGCCAACGGTTTTAGTACCAGCAAGGTTAATCTTCAGCTATTGGAGTCAGGTGCAAAAGCAAAGGGTATGGATAGTGCTGTAAGTTTTTTGAGTAAGGTTAGAAGGCTGAGTGCTATTGATACTTATCTGTCATCCTTTATTGGAGGCATTAAAACACACGTGAAACCAGACGGTAAGTTACATGTTCGTTTACTACAACATAGAGCAGCAACCGGACGATTATCCAGTGCTGATCCTAACATGCAGAACATGCCACGTGGTCAAACCTTCCCTGTTAAGAAGGTATTCGTGTCTCGATTTGATGGAGGCAAAATTATGGAAGCTGACTTTGCCCAGCTAGAGTTTAGGGCAGCAGCATTTTTATCACAAGATGGAGTTGCAATTGAAGAAGTATCTACTGGATTTGATGTACACAGTTACACCGCTGAAGTTATTACCAATGCTGGTCAGCCTACGAGTAGACAGGATGCGAAGGCGCATACATTCGCGCCGTTATATGGAGCGACAGGCTTTGGAAGAACGCCAGCGGAAGCAGCGTACTATGAACACTTCACAGAGAAGTATAAAGGTGTCGCAGCTTGGCATTCCAAGTTGGCTACAGAGGCTATCCAAACACAAAAGATAGTCACACCATCTGGTAGGGAGTTTAATTTCCCTGACGTAGTACGAAATGCTAGTGGTAGGGTGTCACACTTTACACAGATTAAGAACTATCCTGTA